AAAAAGTACAATGAGTTGTTTCAGAAGATTGCCGAACACGAACATCCTTCCGGCTACGTGGCCGACTTCCACCCCGGTCAGGTCACCGGCAACATGGAAGAGGCTGCTCTTAGCGACGAGGAGCAAAAAAGATATTCTCAACTTGGCGATCAGCTTGATATGTATCTTGGACAAGCCGCCTCCGCAGCTAAGAGAGATCCAGATGTGATCAAAAAGACAGCGCAATACTGGCAGCAGAATGCCGATTGGATCAAGAAAAATATTGAGTCAGCCACATCGGACAAATACAGCATTATTATTACACGCGATCCAATCGATATCTTGCGTATGTCCGACTTTAACCGAATTACATCTTGTCACTCGCCCCCCTCCCGTGGAGGCGGTGACTCGTACTACAAGTGCGCTGTTGCAGAGGCTCATGGCCATGGCGCCGTGGCCTATGTGGTAGATACAACCGATTTGCTTGAGGCTACAGCCGCCGATACTGTTGAAGAAGCCGAAGGCGATATTCAAGAAGGAGAAATCTTTTATGATGACAGGCGCGGATATGAGTCGGGAGCGATATCCCCAGTTTCTCGTCTGAGGTTACGCCAAGTGCGCTTTTGGAACGATCCAGATGAAGTTGCCCCAAGTGGCGCCCTCGCGATTTCCGACGATTCGATTTCTACGCAATTGGCTGTTCCAGAGAAACGAGTATATGGCCTACGAATTCCTGGCTTTCGAGAGCGAGTGCTTCAATGGGCGAAAGAGGTGCAATCAGAACAAATCGATTCAATTTCGGAGAAGGCAGCATTTGTAAAATTTGGTGGCTCTCATGAAGATACCGGTATTGCTTTGTTGTTAGCCGATCTGACCGGCAAAAAGATTTCTCATGATAGTATTACGCAGGATACGGAAACAGAAGATAGTATCGATGATGAAGTGCTCCTTTCTGGCCTGACGCAGAGAATAGAAGAGGCATGTGAAGGATTTCGAGATCATTGGAATAACATGTATCAGGCCACCGAAGTAGGTTATAACGTCGAAGACGACGGCGGTGGCGGCGTTTATATTGAGATCAGCGCGGAAATGAAGATTGTGTGGGAAGCCGACGAATGGCTGCAGTTACCAGACCAGAGCCAAACAGCAAACTGGGCAGTTAGCGAGTTAAACGACATGGGCTGGGGCTGGGCTACCGATCCAGCCTATTTGAGCAGACAAGGCGACAATATTGTACTAAACTTTCAGATTGATCCAGAAGGCTTGCCTGATTTTGGCGCTCAAAGCTATGCTGCCACTGCAGAGGATTTTGAAACGTTTTGTGTCGAAGTCAACGGGATTGATGACATGTATGATGGAATCAAACAAGAATTAGAAAGACACTTCAAACGTGAGGGCTACATAGAGGGCGGCGCGCTCAACTCATGGGGCATGGAAATCCTCAATGCCGATCATGGGCTCTATAGTTGGGATCCTGTTGCGGAAGAAGATTATGAAGGGGATATCGAGAGTATCGAGGTCAGCATTAACGTTTACTTGGATTTGCCCGATGGTATGAGTGCAAAAGACGGCGCCGTAATAGTTGAGAACAGAGAGTTTTCAGTACCATTGAGAAAGGCGTTGGTTGCCGTCGCGCACAAGAATACAGGATTAGAACAGTACCCACAGTTTAGAATAGACAGTGAGATCCTTCCTAACAAGGGAGGCGCCCTTTTGCGAACGGTTATTACCTTTTTCGCTACTTACAACGACTCTGATGAGCAGATTAAAGTTATGAAGGAAACGGTGGAGATTTGGGACGATGATGACGAGGTAACTCGCATTGCGCAGGAGGTTTTCAATCAGGTAGTTGGCGACACGAAGAATACCCCGGCTACTAAGGACAGCGGTGAGTGGGATGAGGAATCCGAGAAGCGGTTTCAGGCTCTGGCTCAAAAGTCCGAAGAGCCTCCTCCCAAAGAAGTCACCACCGAGTCAATCGTTAAAAGCTGGAAAAGCTTTTTGTATAATTGAGGTAATAAGTGAACATTATTGGTTTAGGCGCGGCTGGCTGCAATATAGCTGATGAGTTTGCTCAGCATTCGCAGTATACAGTCTACAAAATAGATACTGGTTTACCAAAAGGGACGAACAACTACGTTCTTCCCGAGGCATCAGATCTTGAAGGCTACGAGAGCACATCTTTGAATTTGAAAACTTTTTTCAAGGGATTGAAGAAAGATGAAGATGTCATGTTTATTGTTTGCGGGGCAGGCAAAGTATCTGCTGCAACATTAAGGATCCTAGAACAAATCCAACGGTGCAAGATTAGTGTTCTATATATCAGGCCCGAGCGCTCGCTTTTAAGCAAGGAATTACTCATGCATGAGCGCGTTGCGTTCCATGTCCTACAGGAGTACGCAAGGTCTGGCATGTTTGAGAAGATTTATTTGGTCGAGAATAAAAACTTAGAGAAAATCCTTGACAATGTTCCCGTGATCGGTTATTATAAACGTCTAAACGAGTTAATCGTTAATGTGATCCACATGACAAATGTTTTTCTTCACCAGCAGACAGTTTATATGACGCCAGTATCCTCACTGCCCACGGCACGGGTTGCAACCTTCGGCGTTGTCGATATTGAAAAAAATGAAGAAAAGTTCTTCTTTCCCCTTGACATGGTTAACGAAAGATGTTATATTTATGCTATCAATAAAAAACAATTAGAAACAGATGGCGAACTCTTTGCTTCTTTACGAGAAAGAAGTGCAAAAATGGTAGGTGACGAAACCATCGTTTCGGTGCGGATTCACTCTACCGACTACAACAACAACTATGGCTATCTGATAGCCAACACATCAGAAATACAACAGGAGATCTAATGTTAATGAAAGCATACAATGGCACATTCACCAAGAAGAACGGAGAGGCACGCACTATGCGGTTTGTCCGTATTGCTGACATTCCCGAAACGTTCATCACTACCCAAATCAAGGGTACTGGACGCAAGCCCACCCTCTCAGAAGGCATGGAGCTTGTTTGGGATCTAGACACTTCAGCGTTCCGCATGTTCAACTGGAAGACAGTTGATGGTGAGATCGCAGAAATCGAGGTTGATAACCCCTTTGAAGAAAAGTAAAAGAAAGTTGAGAAAGTACTTGACTTTAGCTTCAGAATAGGTTATATTATATATAGCAGGGTGAGATATTGGTCACTCTGACTTTACCAACAAAAGGAACAAAAAACAATATGGCTATTAACCTAACCAAGATGAGAGCTAAGCTAGACGCTCTCCAACAAAAAGATGCTGGCGATAAGAAGTTCTGGCGACCCCAGGACGGAGAACAGGCAATTCGGATCGTACCGACTGAAGACGGAGATCCCTTCCGCGAGTTTTTCTTTCACTACAATGTAGGAAACAACCGTGGATTCATGTGTCCCAAACGTAATTTTGGCGATGAATGTCCTGTGTGTGAATTTGCTTCCCAACTCTGGAAGGAGGGAGCGGCAAAGGATGACGCAGAGGCAAAGAAGATGGCAAAGAGTCTCTTCGCACGTCAACGTTTCTTTAGCCCCGTACTTGTACGTGGCGAAGAAGATTTGGGTGTTCGGGCATGGGGCTATGGCAAAATGGCTTACGAGTCACTGCTTAGTCTTGTACTGAACCCCGAGTACGGGGACATTACTGATCCCGAAGCGGGTACCGATCTGGTTCTTACCTATGGTAAGCCACCCGGTGCATCGTTTCCGCTGACGAAGCTTACGCCACGACGGCGCTCTTCCCCTCTATGTAATGAGGCTGTGGGAGGCGACGAACGGTGTGCAGAGCTTCTGAGCAACATCCCTGACTTCGACGCGCTCTTTGAGCGAAAGTCCGCTGCAGACGTAGAGGTCATGCTGGATGAGTACTTGTCAGGAGATCAAAGTGCAGAGTCTACTTCTACGGAAACGGAGAAGTACACCGCGCCAACCACCAAGTCTGATCCGGTGGATGCCGCCTTTGATGAATTGATGGGGGCTTAGTAATACCCGCCCACAGGGAGGCACAGGGTTATCAGGTGTCTCACCCCCACTCACACACAGGAGAAAAAATGAGTGATTCAAGAAGCGGATATGCCATCCGCGCCGACCTACTTGGTATGGCAATTGGTATCGTAGAGAGCAAGGCTAGTCGTCAATTTGACAACGAGTGCCTTAAGCCAGAAGGCCAGCGTACCCCCGTTCCACCGTATACAACGGATGACGTGGTTACAACTGCCGACAAGCTGTACGACTTTGTTCAAAAGAAGTAGGCTCTAAACCCACAGGGAGGCACAGGGTTATCAGGTGCCTCACCCTTTTCAAAACAGGAAACACAACATGTTTAAGAAGATTGTGACCATGATTGCGCTTACGTTCGCCATTAGCAATACGGCTATGGCGAGTGGTGAGTTTAACCCTGATGGCCGCATTGCGAATGCTGAAGCATCTACTGGCTTGCAGCTACATCATCGACCACCGCCCCCGCGTCCTCCACCCCATCGTCGCCCGCCGCCGAAGGCTGTTGTACCGACTATTGCGGTAGTTGTTGTTGTGTGTGCAACCATCATTATCCTAGCTAGTCTGGATCATGATCAACCGCAGCGCAATCCCCAACACGCAAACTAGGAGAAACAATTGAGAATGGCAAGAGTTAAGAAATCAAATGGTGCCGGAAAGCTTTCGATTACGCAGATGCGAGATCTGATCAATAAGAAGGCTGGGCAAAACGTGGCCCATGATCTGAATCAGGCCAATCCCACAGAAGTAAAGGATTGGATTCCTACTGGCTCTCGCTGGTTAGATTCTATTGTCTGTCGCGGTCGCCTTGCCGGCATTCCTATCGGCAAGGTCACTGAGATCGCAGGACTAGAATCAACCGGCAAGAGCTACATGGCTGCACAGGTCGCAGCCAACGCCCAGAAGATGGGCATTGACGTTATTTATTTTGATAGCGAGTCGGCTATCGATCCTGCGTTCCTTGAACGTACTGGTTGCGATCTTAATAACCTTTTATATGTGCAGGCAACTTCAGTTGAATTTGTTTTGGAGACTATTGAAGAGTTGCTGGGATCGAATGACAACCGTATGCTGTTCATCTGGGACTCTCTGGCTCTCACGCCATCAGTTTCAGATGTTGAGGGCGACTTCAATCCCTTGTCATCTATGGCTGTAAAGGCTCGCATTCTTGCGAAGGGCATGTCCAAGCTGACAGTGCCCATTGCGAACTCTCAGAGCACGTTCCTTGTGCTTAACCAGCTTAAGACTAACATTACCCGGTTCCCGGCTGAAGCCATGACAACGCCCTATATGACGCCCGGAGGCAAGGCTATGATCTATGCCTACTCGCTGCGTGTATGGCTGACTGGTCGAAAGGCAAAGGCAAGTTTTGTTCTTGATGACAAGGGTTTTCGCATTGGCTCCGAAGTTAAGGTTAAGCTTGAGAAGTCTCGTTTCGGAACACAAGGTCGCCAGTGCAACTTCCGTATTTTGTGGGGCGACGACATCGGCGTCCAAGACGAAGACAGTTGGTTCGATGCCATTGCTGGATCCTCGCGTGTGCAGCGTTCTGGCGCATGGTATACCTTGCTTGACAAGGCTGGAGAACCGGTCGGCAGCAAGTTCCAGGCAACCAAGTGGGTGGAGCGCCTTCAAGATGAAGAATTTCGCATGTCCGTCATGGAGATCATGGACGAGGAAGTGATTATGAAGTTCGATAATCGGGAAGGAAAGGCATCAGATTTTTATGAAGAAAATGGTGAATAAAACAAAGATATGTTCGTCTAATAGGGTGAACATAGTAAGGAAGGAGGTAAATATGAAATTCCTTATTTCAGTAGTAGCACTAGTGGCACTTTCTATTCCGGCTTCTGCGGAAGCCCATAGTCAAAGAAGGCACACTAATTGTGCGTGCAGCAACGCTCACACCGCTGTACCTGCAGCAAGGCCAAAGCCTGCTACAGCAGTAGTCTGGGTGTGGGTACCCGCCCATCGTACTGATGGCAGGTACGTTCGTGGACATTGGAACCATCCCCAACACGGGAAGGAATATACCAATCAGCATTCTGGCCGCCCTGGAGCGCGCCCACCCGGTAATGTGGTGTGGGTACCCGGTCACTGGGAAGGTCAAGGTCGCCGCGAGCATTGGGTGGATGGGCGCTGGAAGGTTGCCCCCGCTGGCCATTCGACTGCACATTCGCGACGACACTAAAATAGTCGTTGACATGGACCCTCAGAGTTGTTATAATAGCTCTGAGGGTACCTTTTTTTAGGACTGTAATGAAACTCCATGCCAGACACAAACGATACATGGTGATAGCCGCTAAGATGGCAGAGAACTCGCCTAGCCCCGATTATCGACACGGTGCGGTGCTGATACGAGGTTCTAACGTCATTGGACTATCCATGAACAAGAACCGACATGCTTCTTTCGGAAATCGTTTTCGTGAGCGTAACTGTGGTCATGCCACGCACCATGCTGAGTTGGGATGTGTTCTCGGCTTGGACCGTAGCAAGACCACTGGTACTACTATGTATGTCTGCCGAATTGGCAAGTCAGGCGAAATGCGCCTATCTAAACCATGCAGCATGTGCGCTGCAGCGCTAAGACATGTCGGTGTCAAGCGCGTATTTTATAGTATCGACAATAAGACAATGGGAGTCTATAAACCATGAGCCAACCAAGAGTATTAATCATTGACGCGCTGAATATGTATTTTCGTGCATATATTGTTGATCCCAGCCTTTCTTCCAACGGACAGCCTATTGGTGGCGTGAAAGGGTTCCTCAAAATTCTACAGAAGTTGGTGAGGGAGACGAAGCCAGATCAGATTGTAATTGCATGGGACGGCGCCGGCGGCTCCCAAAAGCGCAAGTTATCCGCAACCTTTCAGAGAACGAGGAAATGGAGAACAAGGTTTGGCAGCAAACGCGCCTGATAGAGTACTTAAACGAAATGCCTGTTTCTCAGACCATGCTTCCCGCTGTTGAAGCTGACGATGTTATCGCATATGTCGCCAAACTGCCATGCTTTGCAGATTGGCAGAAAGTGATCGTATCAAGCGATAAAGACTTCTTCCAGTTGTGCGACGATACGACGGTTGTATTTCGTCCTATCCAAAAGCAAGTCATGAACACCAAACGACTGGTTGAGGAATATAGGATCCACCCTAACAACATGGCGCTAGCCCGCGCAATTGCTGGTGATAAGTCGGACAATCTTCCTGGCGTTCGCGGCGTGGGACTGGGTACAATCAAGAAGCGCATGCCGTTCTTCGCGGAAGAAGAGTTTTGTACCATTGATAGGTTGATGAAGCATTGTCAAGAGGCCGATTCAACTCTTAAGGCTTACAGTTCGATTTTGGAAGAGAGAGAAATAATTGAACAAAACTATCAGCTTATGCAATTATATGCTCCTGCTCTTTCTCCGCAGGGCAAGAGCAAAGTTAAGTTCGCTATTGAAGAAGCCGAGCAGCTTTTTAATAAAACAGGTGTTCTTGGCATGATGATCGAGGATGGATTTGGTGCTGGAGATTGGTCTTCGCTGTTTCAGTGCATGCGTCGAATTGTAGTTGACAACAAAGAACAGGATTGAGTCAAGAAAATGTCTGATACTCCCAGCTTCAGCAAGTTCGGCAAGACCTTCCAAGAAGGATTGTGCCAGCTTATTTTAGAAGACCGTCCTTTCGCAGATCAAATCGTAGAAGTCCTTGACATTAACTTTTTAGAACTGTCATACTTGCGTACCTTTGTAAAGAAAGTTTTTGGTTATCGTGACAAGTATAGCGTTCATCCGTCTTACAAAATCATGACAACGGTTTTGCGTTCAGAATTGGACGACGCATCCGAGACAGACAAACAACAAGTTCGCAGCTATTTTGCGCGCATTTACAATGGTGATGTTGAGGGCCGAGCCTACATTAAGGAAACCGCTCTTGAATTTTGCCGCAAGCAAAAGTTGAAAGAAGCGATGATGGAGTCGGTCAAGCTCCTTCAATCCTCGTCTTTTGATGAGATTAGTAACGTAATCAATAACGCTCTCAAACTGGGAAGCGACAATAACTTTGGCCACGACTATATAAAAGATTTTGAAGTGCGTTTTCAACTTAAGACTCGCAATGCCGTAACAACCGGTTGGGACGAGATTGACGATATTTGCAAGGGTGGCCTAGGCTCCGGCGAATTGGGGGTGGTCATCGCTCCGACAGGAGCCGGCAAGTCGATGGTGCTGACACACCTCGGCTCCCAAGCGGTGAAACTAGGCAAAACAGTTATACATTATACTTTAGAATTGTCCGAAGCGTCCATTGGAAATCGATACGACTCTTGTCTTACTGAAATTCCACTTAATGATCTTTATATTATGAAAGAAATGGTATATGAAGCGGTGCAAGAGGTCGATGGCAGACTAATTATTAAGGAATATCCAACTAAGTCAGCTAGTACTCGGACGCTCACGACTCATCTTGAGAAATTGCGCAAAAGAGACATCACACCAGACCTGATTATTGTTGATTATGGGGATCTTTTGCGTCCAATTGTTTACCACCGCGAGAAAAGAACAGACCTTGAATCTATTTATGAAGAATTGCGAGCCATGGCCCAGGAACACAAATGCCCTGTATGGACCGCTTCACAAACAAACAGGTCAGGTCTGAATGCAGAAGTCATCACAATGGAGGCGATTAGTGAAGCGTTTAACAAGTGTTTTGTTTCCGATTTTATATTCTCCGTCTCTCGAACTGTGGACGACAAGAACAACAATACGGGACGAATTTTTATTGCCAAGAACAGAAATGGTCCAGACGGACTTGTATACCCAATATTTATGGATCCTGCGTCGGTAAAGATTAAGGTTCTACAACCAACCGGAGAAACGCCGGGAGAGATTATTGAGAACTCTATCAAAAAACAAGAAGAGAACTTGAAACAAAAATATAAGAATTTTAAGGAAAGCAGGAGAAAATAACTAAAATGTATGAGCCGGAATGGGATTCGTCAGTCAGAAGATTTAGACTGTCAGAATCATTTATTGACAATTATAGAGAGCAGAAGGTACCATGGGGGCCATTAGGATATGTGACTTTTAAACGTACTTATGCTAGGCGACTGGAGGAATCAGACCCCGGAGTCACTGGAACAGAAGAGTGGCATCAGACATGCCGCCGTGTGATTGAGGGTATGTTCGATATTCAGAAGCAACATGTTGCGCGCCTAGGTTTGGAATGGAATGATGCTAAAGCACAGCGCACTGCTAAAGATGCATATGATCGCCTATTCCATCTGAAATGGTCGCCTCCAGGGCGTGGTCTTTGGATGATGGGTACCAAGTTTGTCAAAGAGCGCACCGGAGCAGGGCTATTTAACTGTGCCTTTCGCTCTACTAAAGATTTGAGCATGAAGGGCGGCTATTTATATGCCTGGATGATGGACGCTTTGATGGTGGGCATCGGCGTTGGCTTTGACACAAAGGGCGCCGGCACTACGACTATTCGTCAGCCTAATTGGGCCGATGACGTTCATGTGATTGACGACAGCCGCGAAGGCTGGGTGCGTTCTGTGCGGATTCTTCTAGACGGATACTACTTTGGTTATAGTTCGATTCGACCCTTGGGCGCCCAAATCAAAGGCTTCGGAGGCACTTCGGCAGGATATGAACCGTTGATGCTACTGCACACGAACCTGCGAGAGCTATATGATGATCGCATTGGCGAGTCAGTCTCCTCGGTAGACATTGTGGACACCGAGAACCTTATTGGAAAGTGTGTTGTGGCCGGCAATGTTCGTCGTTCTGCAGCCCTTGCGCTTGGCGCTCATGACGACCAAGCCTATCTGACTATGAAGAATGATCAGGAAAAGCTCTATTCTCATCGCTGGGGTTCGAACAACTCGTTTGAGGCGCTTGTCGGCATGGATTACACATGGCACGCAGCACAAAGCCAGAAGAATGGCGAGCCCGGTTATATCTGGCTTAACAACGCTCGTACCCGTGGACGATTCAAGGATGACCCTCGCGACGATGACCGACATGTTATGGGGTTTAATCCCTGTGTCGAGCAGCAGTTAGAGGATGCTGAACTTTGTTGTTTGGTTGAGACTTATCCCGCCAAGCATGATGGCTATGATGATTATCTCAAGACGCTAAAGATCGCATATCTCTATG